GACGTTAACGCATCGCCAATCTTATGTACTGCTGCTTGTAGATTTCAGGTTTGCGAGCTAGGCGCTTGTTCCAGCCGCCCCAGCCTGCAACATGACATGCAGCCATCTGCGCGTGGGTTTTGACACCGGAACGGATGCACGCTTCCATGTGCGCAGTGCCAACGCGCACACCGTAGTCACACTCGTTGAGCCTAGACGGGTCAAACCCCAGTGCACGCGCAGAAGATGGGAGGACTTGGAGTACGCCTCTCGCGCGTCCATGACGTGTTTTAGGACCGACTGCCGCGCAGTTGTACGAGCTTTCGATCTTTGCGAGCTTGAGTGCGCTGTCAACCCATTGCGAGCCAAGACGTGCTTGCGCTTCCCGCGCAACAATCCGCGCGACTTCCTGCCTCTTGGCTGACATTTGCTTTGGCAGCGTGCCGTAGGGGCTACGGACCTCGTTGACCAGCGGACCCGTCCATCGTCCACTCCGATCTCTTTGGAAAAATTCTGCGGCATTCATATCTGCAAGCGCAGGTGTTGCGATCAGCAATGTTGCTGCGATGATTGTTTTCTTCATCTCTCTATCCCCACTTCTTTCTCAGCTATTTCTACACACATCGCAAGACATGCCCACAGCTTTGCTTCTCTTTCTGTCTTAGGCGCATCAATGTCTTCATGTTCAATCTCAGCTATTTTGAGCAAGGCGGCTTGCGCTGACTTCGCCAAAGGGAACAAGATTTCAAGCTGAGTGCGGCATTCAGAAAGCAGCGTTTCAGGCTGAAGCTCGTGGAATGTCCTGCCAGTCGGCGGTGGCATGGATTTGAAGTATGCGTCGATGCGGCTCAACAACTCATTCATCTTTCTTCTTTCCTAGTGCAGCGCGAATTGACGTATCATCTGGACCGCCCATCGCAGTCTCATACGCGGCGAGAGCGTCGTACAACTCTTGTTCGCTTTTAGTCATCATCGAATATGCCTCTGGGGCAAACATCGACATGCTTACGCGGAACGGTTTACTTGGAACATCGAACATATGCGACTGCCATTGGTAGGCCAGATACCAATAAACCTCCTGCACAACCTTACGCGCCGCCTTCAATTCACGGTTTTTGATATCGAGGATTACTTTCAGCCTGTCGTTCTCGTCAACAAGCTCTTCGTAAAAATCAGTCATCTTTCTTCTGCCCTAGTGCAGCGCGGGCAAACTCCCGGATGTCATCAATCGTTTGGCGCGGCTGTGTCACGCTGATTGGATACCATGCGTAGATATGTCCAAGCGTTTTTTCCAACGCCTCGATGCGGTCGGCGGCTTCATCAAGCAAGCCTACTGGATGCGTTGCCATATCACTGTTTTCTTCATGCCGTAATCTTCTCACGAGATCATCGCTCATGACATCCACCTTATGATGAGCAGGACTGCCACGCCGATACAGATCAGCGTGATAATCGCGCAGCCCGTGTCACTATCCCGTGCGTTCATTGCCGTCGCCGTCGCCGTAGCCGTAGCCGTAGCCGGAGCCGTAGCCGGAGCCGTAGCCGTAGCCGGAGCCGGAGCCGGAGCCGGAGCCGTCGCCGTAGCCGTCGCCGTAGCCGTAGCCGGAGCCGTAGCCGGAGTTGTCTTTCGCGGGATCGTATTCATTAAATCGGATCACGCCCATTTTACGCTCCCGATGCTGTCCACACATTCAGGGGTGCAGTCGATGATGGCGCACGCGCCAAGGACAATGCAGCGAGTTACAGGGCCAGAGAATTTGCTTTCTTTTGGGCTAACGCCATACGTCGCGCAGTCTAGCAAGGTCCCGCCTTTTGCGGCCTTCCATGACCACATTTGGCGTGCATCACGCAGATGCACTTCGCTGCCATGATAGCCGAGAAGATAGCCGAGAAGATAGCCGAATTGCACGCCAGCATCGCGGCTGCGAACAATAACCGGGCGTTCATCGCCGTTGGTCAGCGTCGATTTAGTTTCAATGGTTGGCTTCGCGCCGAACATTGCCGCAATCTGCTTCAGTTCGCCGAAGGTAAGGTTATCTATGCTCATGACATTCATCCTTATTCTGTGCGTTCATGGTAATTAGGGGCTAGGCGAGAGGCCATGACCTTGATGTCGTCTTCGACCGCGACAGCCACGCTGCTAGGCTGCTGCGCGAACTGTGCGCCAAACGCCAGATAGTTGATGCCATCGACATAGTGATCAGCCTTCGTGCGGCTTTCCTGCAACCGCGCCAGCTTGTTGGCGTGCAGGATCATCGCGACATCGTACTTGCTGATCGACTTGTTGAGGATGATCGAAGCCAGATCGGCGCTGCGTTGAAAACAAGCGTCCTCTGGGCCATACTCTTTGCCGCGTTCGGTGATCAGGCTGGCGGCGTCCTTCAATACTTCACGATGGTTCATTTCCTCACTCCTCACTGATTAGCTAGTTTCACTTTGCCAATATGGCGTTGGTTCAGCACTGTCTTTCCTACAGAGAATAGACCACCGGTTTCATCTTTGTAGAACTCTTCGACAGTGATGAAGTCTTGCTGATTCAGAACGTGCTCTATGTCCTCGATGGTTTTCGCAGGATGCTCCGCAATAATCTGATGCACAAATTGTTGCTGGGCATTTCGATCCTTCAAGCGCACAGGCATGTTCATTGTTATGATGAATTTCATCACATCTCCATTTCTAAGCCACCCGACAATTTCAAAAAAAAGACCCCGTGTCAAGCAGCTTTACTTTAAGGTTTCAACGCTCTCAAGAGGGCGTTTTGCGTTCTATCTTTCATGTTAAGCACATTCAATACACGTTCATCGATTGTTCCGCGTGAGATGATGTGGACAACCCGAACAGCATTCATTTGTCCCTGTCGATGCAGGCGTGCATTGAATTGCTGGTACAACTCCAGTGACCATGTCATGCCAAACCAAACAATGATGTTTCCTCCTAATTGAATGTTAAGACCGTGGGCGACACTGGCGGGATTAGCGAAGAGCAGCTTAATCTTCCCGGCATTCCAATCATCGATAGTCTGTTGCTCTTTATCGAGCACGCGCCCCTGTGGAAACCGCTTCAACAGTCGTTCCAGATCAAACTTATAATTATAGGCGACCAAAAGGTTCTCGTTCGGATTGTCATCGATAATCTCGGCGAGGCGATCGAGCTTCTCGGTATGAATCTCAGACCAGTTATGGTTCTCATCAATGTACATACCACCGTTAGCATATTGCAAAAGTTTATTGGCAAGCACCGCTGCTGTCATTGCTTCTACAACTTCTCCATCCGGCAGCTCTGCCAAGAGGCTCTTCTCAAAGTCCTTGTACCTGCGAAGCGCCTCCTGCTCCATCTCCACGCGCTCGATCAGGTCGATCCGGTCAGGAAGCTCCAGATAGTCTTCTGCGCTCATGTGGATCACATGCGGCGTCATAAGGTCGTGGATCTTCTGCGCGGATCCTTCACGCGGTGTCCATTTATAGCCCATGTAATCGCTTTCAAAAAACCTTTGCTTGTACGCCGTCATTGTGCGCCCAAGTGCCTGCCCGAAGTCTACCATGTACATTTGCGCCCACACGTCGAGGAGCCCGTTCGGCGACGGCGTGCCGGTTAGAAGCACCATGTAGTTGGTGTAGGGCAGAACCTTGCGCATGGCGCGGAAACGCTTCGACGAGGGGTTCTTGAAGGATGAGCTTTCGTCCACGACAACCATGTCAAAAGGCCACTTGGTCTTGTAGAAATCAACCAACCAGTCGACATTCTCTCGGTTGATGACGTAGACTTCAACATCCTGCTGAAGCGCTGCAAGGCGTTGTTTTTCGCTGCCAGTGCAGACACTAATGCGCAAGTGCTTCAGGTGCCGCCACTTCAGCGCTTCTTGAGCCCAGACGCTGTTGGCGACGCGCAGCGGCGCGACGACCAGAGCCTTGTTGACGATAGCGCCACCGGTGAGGTCTAGGATTGCTGTAAGAGTAGAAACCGTTTTTCCTAAACCTAACCCCAAGAAACAACCAAGCCTCTGTTTCTTGATGATCAGATCAACGACCTGATGTTGATAGTCGTGCAGGTCAGTACGGGAAAGCATCAACGTCATCCATATTGTCGATCACGCGCACCTCGCAACCTAGCGCGCGGCGGCGCTCATGGTCACGGCGCTGCGCCTCGGTCGGCTTGTTGCCGGGAGCCTTCAGCTCGACAAAGATAATCTTACCGCCGGGGAGCGTCACCAGCCGGTCAGGCACACTGCGGCGACCGGGCGACACAAACTTCTCGCACAGGCCGCCCAGCTCCTTCACGCGGTAGACCAGTGCCATCTCGATCTGCTTCTCACGCATTATATCGCCGCCCCCATGTCCTTCAGCCCCTCACGCGCAAGAGTGATATACCTGCCAAAGTCGACATCTGCGGGAAATTCTGTCGGCAACGTCATCATTGGGCGCGCTCCATCCGTCTTAGGTACTTTGTTTCTGTTCTTGGCATAAGATATCTGCTCATCTGGACTAACTTCAGTTGAGTAATAAAAACGCACTGACTTACCTAGATACGCACCGCGCCACATGCCACCACCTTCGACGCGACGAATTGAAACAAACTTCGTCAAATCTCGACAGTTTTCGATAGTGCGCCCGACCGGCATCCCCTTACTCAAGAACTCAGCAATTGCGTCGGTAACGATCGTGAACTCCGGGTTTTTCGACAAGCCCGGTTCGGCAAAGACGCCCTTACGCTTAGTCGAGCCATCAAGTTTTACGGCTATGTAGTTGTTCACATCCCGACTGTGAATCGCTCTATAGTCCGATCGCTCCAGTTCAAAACTGGTGTCAAGCATCCAGTCGAAAGTGATCTCATCCAGATCGACGGCCATGTCCTTGTGGCAATGCACGACGATGCCGTCAGTGTTCGCGCTCACGACGCGAATCCCCGCTGCCTCCAGCCGCTCGATCAGCATCAGCAGGCAGAGCTGTCCGGTGATCGTGGTCTGGATCATCAGCTCCGGCGCGTAGAGCGCGCTGTACATGCTACCTAATTTACCAAATGATCCGTTCACGACAATCTTGAGTGTGTCGGCAGTAAGCTTGTCGCCTTTCTGTTTTGCTTCTAGTCGGCGCGTGACGATGCTCTGGTAAACCTTTAGAAAATCATCCCCCATCTTTGGCGGCGCAAGGCGAAGCTTCAGAATGATGCTTGGATAATAGCTTGCAACATCAAAGTCGGCGAGAATCTCGTCAGGGCCGACCACGATGCTCTGACACTTCTCGCAAGAGTGCAGGCCGCCGACGCCCATCTGGTAGTCCGTCTTGCCGATGCGGATGCGCTTCTCGGCCAGCCAGTCCGGCATCTTCACCGAGCCGTTCAGCCCGATAGGGAAGCCGGTCTTCAGGATGCGCTCGAATGTCTCGTTCAGGTCTGCGCCTTCGAACGCCACGACCTTCGGGTTCACATAGTTGACCACGCCGCCTATGTCGGCCTTGGGCGGGCGGTACTCTTTTCCCGTCATCTCGCTCAGTTCATGTTTAATCACAGCTTCGGCAATCTGCGCATCGCTCTTGCTGCGCAGATCAATGTCACCATATTGCTTGCCCATCTCTACGCGCAGCTTGATGGCCGCCTCCAGCTTTCTAAAAAGGCTCTCTGTTGTATCAAGATCGTTCTTGCAGTAGGCGCGAAGCCCCTGCCGCTGCGCCGGTTTGATGTCGGCGTCCGGCTCAATGGGAAGCTCTTGCATCGTCGGACAGTGCAGGCGCCCACCATATATCTTCAGACTGGCCTGACCCGGCGCGACTTCGATAAGGTCGATGTGATCCCATTGCTGCGGGACACGCACCTGCCGATCTCTCGCAATGCGCCACGCCGGGAAGTTGCTCTTGATGATCTCGTCGGAGAGTGCCTTCAGTTTGGCGCAGGACCATCCACTGATGGCGGCGGCAATCAGGAACAGGTCATAGCTGTTGCTGTTGAAGCCGATCGTCACATGACCGCGCATC